GTGTCTTCTGTATTCTCCACAATATCGTCAGATACATTGTCAGCATCCAACTCAGAGAAGTCTTCGATAATCTTGACCTCAAATGCGTCAGCCTGCAACAGTCGATCTGTGAACTTGTCGAACTCATACAAATCCTTCTTGTTTACTACAATCAGTTTTACATACTTTTCTTTATAAACAGACACATCTTCTTTGGTGTAGTCTTTAATAGTATCGTCATAGAAAATCTTTTCGAAAATACTATGGGGATTAATGATGCGTTCTAATTCTCGCTTCTCCGTATCAAAAATATGAAAACCTTTCGGATCATTGTAATCGCTCCATGTAATTTCATATGGAGTTCCCAAATAATATATCTGGCCATCATCTGATTTATGATGAAAATGTCCACTAAAACATAGGTCGAATCTACGAAATAATTCCTTATCAAAGGAACCTTCTGCCATATGGCCTTTGTGCATTTCAAAACCATTTACTTCTAAGTGCCCCATCAAAATTTGTGCTGGTGAAGTTTTTAATGCTGTCATTGCAGCCTCATAATTTTCACTATTAATCCATGGCATAAATTGAATTGGTATACCATCAAATTCCACAACCTCTGGACCAGTGTATATATTACATCTGTCAGAACCTACCAACTCTTCCATCGAATTGACTTCATTGGTATTTTTATAAAATGTATCATGATTACCAATAATAATATGAAGGTCAATTCCCAACTCAGAAAATCGGTTAATGAACTTCTTTCTAAAATCATTGGCAGTTTTAAAGCTGATAAACTTCCTACGATCTGTTACATCGCCCATATGAACACAGGTAGTAATTCCCCTCTTGACTAGAGTAGGAAAAAATACATCGTCATAGAATTTGTAGAAATAATCATTGATGTTTTGGTTATCATTTCTGGCACCAAAGTGAGTGTCAGTTATAATTGCAATCTTCAACGCTCTTCACCAAGAACTGCTACATTTTCAATCTCATCATTCATAAAATTCTCTAATCCTTTTTTATTTTTTTTTTCTACCGTCTTAGGTTTATATACATCTTCAGATGGAAGATTGTCCATTGCAAAGGAATTATCAATACTGTAACTAGTTGAATCACCCGGCATGGTATCATAGGATTGGTAGTTACTGCCCGATATAATTTTATTTTTAACGTGGGTTTGCTTTTTTTCTTTTTGGATTCGTCTAATGAATGCATAGTAGATAATTTGTGTAAAGTATGCAAACGGGTTAGATGATTTCTCTGGATTAAAGTTTGATGCATACTGAAGACAATTCTCGATACCATCAGATATCATATCGTCCTTATATGTGTAGTTTATAAAGTTAGGCCGATATGATAAATGCTGTGCAATTTTAAGAAAACATTCTCCCATATATCTTGTAACAGGGGGAATAAGTTTATCAGCATCTGTTGCTTCTTTGCATTTTTCTTTCCATGCAATCATTTCTTGTAGAAAAGCTTTGTTGTCAACGTAATGCTCACCCTTTGCTTTTGCCATAGATAATCTCCTTAATCTTTACTCACTATACTATACTTACAAGATTAAGTCAAGGTTCATTATAATTTAAAATAATCTTTAAGGAACCTTGACTCCACTAAAAAATAGTGTTACATTAAGCTTGTCCTTGGTTATTAGAACTATCTTAATGTATATATTTGATATCTGTTTTTAAATCTTCTAATAGATCATCGTAAACATCATCATCATCGATATCATCTAAAGTGTTAATTTCCTCAGCATCATCTAACTTGTTTATTATACCTTCATAATAAACACTCAGGCCTGGTGATGCAGGTAACATAATAATAACATGTTTAGGATCAATATCAAAATAGGTTTGTTCTGTGAAGGGTTGCACCCATCGGGTCAACATTAAAGATTCTGTAATACCAGTTCGTGTCACATGGGGATGCACACTCATGAGTAAAGGTTTGGAAATTTCATATTTACCATTATTTTCAGAAAGCTCACAAATGATATTCTCGCCACTAATGAGCTTCAGAATTTTGTATGTATCTGTGTTCATCGTAGTTTTACCTTACTAATTTCATAGTTGAATTGTTCTGCATTGTATATATTTATGCGTGCTTGAAAATGGTTCAGTGTAAAGTTAGGTTGATTACGAAATGTCATATCATCTGCAATATCAAAAATTAAAACGGAATTTTTATTCTCCCCCTGACGCAATCCTCTACCGATACTTTGAAGCACTCTAATTCTAGACTTAGACGGGCTTGCGAGCACGATGTTGTGAATATTGCGAATGTTAATACCAGTGCTAAAAGTCCCATATGAAGCAATGGTAATAGAATTTGTTTCATTCTCAACAATAGATCGTATATCTTCACGTTCTGTAGTGCTAGTATTTCCGTAGATGAAAAATATCTTTCGTAATTTATCATCAAAGAAACCTTCTTTTTGAGATTTTTTAGCTGCTTCGTAAAGAGGTTTACCATGTTTCTCAACCAGTTGATATAAACATAATGTATTGCCGGGGAGATGCATTAACAATCTAGCAAGAAATTCATTTCTACTCTCATGTTCGCCTAGAAATTGTAGTTCTTCTGCATAAGTCATCCTTTCTCGTATATTATTATGTTTTAAAATAATACATTTGATTTTAAGGTCAGCAAGAGATTTATTGTCAATTAGCTGCTTTGTGGTAGTTACTTTTTCAACAGGACCGAATAGACCTTCTAAAACAAGTTGGTGCGTCTGCGTCCCGTCTAGGGTGCCTGTGAGCCCAAACCTGTACTTACATAGGTGTAACTTGGCCATGATGCCAGTAAGTGACTTGGCCTTAAACATATGCGCCTCATCACCAATCACACAACCGAACTGTTCAAAATACTTCTTCGGTAGTTTATAGATAGACTGCCATGTAGAAATTACAACGTCTTTCTCAACCTTACTTGAGTGACCCTGATATACCTTCTGACAGTATGTACCAGAGCTCCAACCATAATCCTCAAAGTCTGAATACATCTGTTCCACAAGTGATGTAGTGGGAACTAGTATCAGGGTCTTCAGCCCCATCATATGATAATAACGAACTAACGAATATATTACCAGTGATTTACCAGAAGCAGTAGGAGAAACAAGCAAAGCACGATTTGTGGCAATAGCATGGTGTACTGCATCAATTTGGTAGTCACGAACTTTGATAGATTTTCCTTGTGATTTTGGTTTAAGTGACCTGATGAAATCTCTAACCACTTGGCGTACAACATTCCTACCATCTTCGACTCCTTCTTCTAATATATAGTCAATACCATTTTTTTGACAAAACCCTTTAATATACTGAAGTAATCCAACATATATCTCACCTGTGCCGGGAGAAAAAAGTCGTATCTTTCCATCCCACATCCGATTGCGATACATAGGCATAAATTTAAAACCGGGAACCTCAAAGGTGAAAAACTCTGTCAATTCTTGTCGAGTAGAATCAGCCATATCATCTAAAGTTAGATAAACTTCGTTCTTTTTTGATATACGCATTATGGTCGTCCTAGTAACCAACCCACGATAGATTTTCTAACACCAGACTTTACTGGTCTTACTCTGTGCCACATGTGGGCGGGGAATATTATAGTGTTGTATTTTCCAGTTTTAAATGTCTGGTATCTTTTTTTGTCCATTGGATTATTTGTTTCAATGTCAAATTCACCACCTTCGAAATCATCATTTAGAATAGTCGAAAAGGATACCTTTCGAACTAGTCCATTCGAGTATGGCTCATCATGAACATCACGATGCCACCCATATTCATTACCAACAACATATTCAGAATATTGCAATGGTTCAATATCAGTTAGATTTATTAGTGTTGTATAATCGATTATGTTAAAGATTTCTCTACAGATTTCAGCATCTTCAATAAAAGATACTTTTGAACTTCTTTTAACCGTACCACTTTCATTCGTAATAGAACCATTTTCCAACGTGTCAGGAACAGAAAAAACATTATGAATATTAGTATAATGAATCATATCATACCAGCTTCAAACTTCTTCCAATCAGTTGCATTACGAATGTCCCATCCACGATTGTCGATAGATTTAATCACGCCCTTGCAATAGTCCACACAAGATTCGTAATACCCGATTTTGTTTTGAAGTCGAAGAATATCATCATCAGACTGAATGTACATCTGAAGGTCTGTCTTCATAACCCTGATGTCAAATGGTTTAGATGCATACACTTTTGCATCTGCTTTCCCACCATAGTATTCCCATTTCTGACGATATAGCTGTTGGTGATCAGTTTTTGCTTTAATAAGCAGAAGTTCAAAGTCTGCTTTAAAATCTAACCACTTTCGTTTGATCATTTGATTTTTAAAAGATTCCTGATCGATATGCTCTAGATCAGTTATAGGAAGGTCTTCTTTTGCGGTTATTTTTAGTGTTTCTAAATTCATAATTACCTCATAATAAAAAAAGTGAGCAGTTTGGTTTCTCTCTGTTCTATATTGACCCTGACGAGTTCGAACGAGTCGTCATCAGAATTTAAGTCTAAGATTTGATAATTGTTAAAGCTTACCAAATCTGCTCATTTTTTATTTATACACTCTCAAATTTGTAAATTTGATATTTAAATGTTACATCAGCAGTCATATATTCAACATCTGTTGCACCCTGTGTATAATCTAATCCACTAAGTGATATTGGAAAAACATTTTGAAAATTTACATTTAAAATAGGATTGTTTTTATTTGATAAAATCATAAGAAACGCATCTGAATACATTGCTCTATCTGCTACAGGATTACCAATAAGATCAACAGGTTGCGTTGCACCCCCGGCCGGAGTATTTGACGTAACATCTCTATGTGTTCTAAATTCTGTTCTATTTGACGGAAAACCATACCCAGTAAGCCAATTGTGTAATGATTGATAATTTTCTAAATACTCATCTACAATAAACGTGATAGTAAGGTCCGCATAAGTGAGTTTATCACCCATGATTGGAATATTATTGAATGGGTTTGCAAAATCTACTGATGCGCCGTCGATGCCGGGTAGGTTTGCATTGATCGTAAAGAACTCTACCTTTGGTAATTGTTTGATACCAAAACGGAACTGAGTTGGACTTGCATAGTCTAACTGTTCTGGTTGTCTTGCTAATGGTGATTGTGATGTTGTCATTATACATCTATTTATAACAAAAAAAAGGGGGAGCCGAAGCTCCCCCCAAGTCTGTTAAGACCCTTATTTTACATAAGGTTAGTAACTTTAACCCGACGATACCAAGCATTGGTGTTTGCATCCAATGAAGCATCGGTGTTAACCGTGTCACCAGCAGCAACTGCACCAGCACCAGCGAATGGATTAGCAGCAAGACCATAACGGGTCTTGAAACCAATCTTAGGCTGGAAGGAATTTTCACCAACCGCACGGACCATCTGTAGTGGAACGTATGGGCAGTAGAAGAAACCAGCATCGTAAGGTGATGTGCCCTTGTAACCGCAAACATAATACTGAGAAGCAGCAACATTTGCAGAGTATGGATCAACATATACCTTGAAACGACCATTCATCGTACCAGCAAATGTGGAAGATGTATCATCAACTGCGAGGTTGTTGTTAAGAGCAGGTGTGTAATCAAGAACACCAGCCATTTGAAGAGCAGAAGCAACGTCAGCCGAAACGATCAGCATGTTACCCTTGCCACGACGAGTCTGTTGACCAATCGCATTGGCGTCACGTTCGATCTGGAACATTAGACCCTTAAACTTCTCAACTGACCAACGACCATTAGAGTCGGTATCCAGATCAAAGATACCAGCGTTAGTTGTGTTAACCTGAGCACCCGCAACAGATGTAACATACAGCGAACGAATAACTTCCCGGTTGATTTCAGCAAGGATTTCTGTAGAAAGAATGTTGCTGAGTTCTGTTTCTGCGTCAAGACCATGAATTGCCTTCAAGTCCTGTGCAAGTTCCATTGTGTACTCAGCTTTGAGCGCACGGGAAACAGCAGTAACAGTAGACTTCTCAATGGAGAAGGCCATTTCAGCAAAAGCGTTCGTGCCGCTATCACCAAGGGCTTCTGCCTGAGATCGTGTCATACCTGTGGCACTTGTGTAAGTACCGGCAGGGCTGTCATTAAGAACAGCAGGGTTAGTTTCAGTTGCACCAACATCACCACCACCGATTGTACCGGCAGCGTTCTGGTTGGATACGTCAGGGAATGACTCATCAACGAGGGCTTCTGCACCATCTTGTGAGGCAAGTGAGGAGCGCATAGCAAAGATTAGACCTGTTGGGCCTGTCATTGGCTGCACACCGCAAACGTCATAAGCAATCAGGTTAGGCATTGCACGTCGAACGAGAGAGATAAGAATTGGATCCCATGTATCCATCTGCCCGCCGCCCATGCTGTTAACTGGCGCTGTTTCTGCAAGAAAACCACGGTCTTCACGCATTGCTTTTTCTTGGTTTTCTAGGATGAGAGTGGTAACGGCCCGCTTGTAAGAATCCTCAATCCGTGGAAGATCGGGGTGTTCTAGGACTGGCTGCCACTTTTCTTGTAGATGTTCTGTCTGAAACATTTGTTTCTCCTTTTTTAATTACATCCGTTAATAATAT